CTATCAGAAATGATTAAAAAGGTTACCGCTACGCAAGACGCGCCTTCTATTTTCGCACTTTTTAAAGAAATTATTTTAAAAGCATACGGCGAAAAAAGTCCGGATGGTAAAATGTTTATCAAATCAAAAGAAAAAAGTGAAGGGTTTTCTCAAACAGAAGCTTATTCTGAATTATTCATGGAATTAGCAGGAAACTCAACTCTTGCGTCAGATTTTATTAATGGAATTGTACCAGCTGAAGCAAAACAAGGAACTACACCTAAGATTCAATAATAATTAAAAGAAAAGAGGACTATAGGAATGCTTCTAATAATTGTACCTGGAGTTGAGCTCTGGGATGAAAAAACACAAGAGTTTGTTAATAGAAAAGACCAAACATTGTCATTGGAGCATTCCTTAGTTTCTATTTCTAAATGGGAGGCAAAGTGGCATAAACCGTTTATCAATAAAGATAGTGGTAAAACAAACGAAGAAATTATAGATTATATTCGTTGTATGACAATAACACAAAACATTGATGAAGATGTTTATAAATACATGACCTCTGAAAATATTAAATCAGTAAATGAGTACATCGAAGATACAATGACCGCAACATGGTTTACAGAAAGAAAAGATGTGCCAAAAAAAACTAATCAAGAGCAAATAACAAGCGAATTAATTTATTATTGGATGATAGCATTACAAGTACCATTTGAATGTCAGAGATGGCATCTTAATCGTTTACTTACATTAATTAGGATTTGTAATCTTAAAAATAATCCTCCGAAAAAATATAATAAACGCGAAACGCTTTCAAATAATGCGGCATTAAATGCTGCTAGAAAACAAAAACTTGGAACTTCTGGTTAAAAATTTAGTTTGGAGGGGTCCTACTATGATTAAAATTACACAAAAAGGGGACTTTAAAAAACTAAATAGGTTTTTAAAAAAGTCTATCAAAATTACAAAAGTTAAAAACATTGAATTGTTTGCGCAAAAATGTGTAGAGAGACTTAAGGAAGTAACTCCAAAAGATACTGGCTTGACGGCTAGTTCATGGGAATATGTTATAACAAGAAAAAGAGGTTTCACAAACTTACAAATCAACAATACAAATATTCAAAATGGAGAAAATATTGCTTTAATTTTAGAATATGGGCACGGTTCTAAAAATGGAACCTGGATTGAAGGTAAAAACTTTGTCGAACCAGCATTAATAAAAACATATAGAGATTTATTAGATACCACGTGGAAGGAGATGGAAAGATTATGAGTAGATTAATAGATGAACGAATAGTCGAAATGGGTTTTGATAATAAAGCATTTGAAACGAATGTTAAAACTAGTATGTCAACAATTGATAAATTAAAATCAAGCCTTAATTTCTCAGGCGTATCATCGGCGATGAATAAGAATTTGTCCTCAGTTGATACTTCCATCCTAGCACGAGGTCTTGAAAAAGCCTCAAGTGGTTTCACAACAATGGAAGTTGTTGCTATTACTGCGATTTCTAATATTACAAATAGAATTATTGATTTAGGTATTCAAATGGTTAAATCATTATCTACAGATAATATCTCTGCAGGTTTTGATAAGTATGGAGAAAAAGCAAAAGCAGTAGGAACATTGATGGCCCAAGGGTTTAAGATGGATGGTGCTGGTGGTATAACCGAACAATTAGATAAACTATCATGGTATACAGACGAAACATCTTATAACTTTACAGATATGATTGCAACTGTTGGTAAATTTACTGCATCTGGAGTTGAGTTGGATTCTGCAGTTCAAGCGGTAATGGGTATCGCAAACTGGGCAGCAAAATCGGCAGTAAATGCAACGGATGCATCAAGAGCGATGACTCAATTATCACAGGCAGTATCTAAAGGTTATGTTGGGCTTAATGATTACGTTTCCGTTCAATCATTACAAATGGATACTCTTGAATTTAAGAAAACTGTTTTAGATACCGCTGTTGCAATGGGCACATTACGAAGATCAATTGATGGTTCGTATATTACAAATGAAGGAAATATGTTTGGTGGAGCAGAAGAAGGCTTTACTAGTTTAATGTCTTCTGATAAATGGTTTACTTCAGAAATATTAACAAAAACTCTTGAAAAATATTCAGCCGCAACCGATGATGTATTTACAAAGGTACAAAAAGAAGGTTTAACTGCAACTGAAGTAATGAATTTATATGGTGATGAATTTGATGAATTTGGTCTTAAGGCATTAAGGGCGGCTCAAGAAGCTCGTACGTTCGGTGACGCAATAAAAGCTGTTAGAGATGCGGTTACAACTGGATGGTCAAATGTCTTTGAAAATTTATTTGGCGGATACGAAGAAGCTACTGTTTTCTGGTCCGATTTATCGGTTGGTTTAAACAATATATTCATGGCGGGACTATATTCTGCAAATGAAGTATTATCTGCATGGGGAAATCTTGGTGGTAGAAAAGATTTATTTGAAAATACAGAAGAACAGCAGGGTGCTTTCTGGAATTTATTCAACGCAGTAACAGCACTTGTTGATTTGTTTAAAAAATCATGGGGTGTTATATTTCCACTTTCAGAAATGGAAGAAGGAGAAGCACGAATAACAGATTTATCGACAAGACTTAAGGGTTTTACAGAAAGATTAAAAGAAATGAGCAAGGGTTTATTTTTATCAGAAGAAAACTCAGAAAAACTATCTAATATTTTACAAGGGATGTTTTCTGTTCTAAAACTTTTTGGAAAGTTAATCAGTGCTATTTGGGTTGGAATCCAACCATTACTAACATTAGCTAAAATGTTATTTAGTTATTTATTTACAGCATTAAGTGTAGTTGGTGCAAAATTTACAGAATTTGTAAGAACTACGGATAAACTTCAACTTGCTGGCGAAGGCCTATCTAGATTTTTTGGAAATCTTATAGGTTTAATTGCGAATTTAAACATTGTTTCAAAGATAAAAGAAAAATTTGAAGAACTTTCTGAAGTTTTTAAAATCAACGGAGGAAATATACAAAATTATTCTAAAATACTTGATGGTTTAAAGGCGGCATTAGAGATAGTTAAAAATGCAGCACTTGCTATGTATGATGCATTTAAAACATATGTTTTGCCAATGATTCAAAAGCTACTTTCATATATTATGATTTTAGGATCAAAATTTGGAGGTGTATTTATACAATTTTTGGCATGGGTTGGCGATGCAATTGTTAGGTTTAACGAATATACTAAGACAAATAATACATTTCAAAATGGAATAGTATCATTAGTAGAATTTATGAAATCCATACCATCAAGATTGGCATTTTTGATTCCATTCATGGAAAAGGCAAAACAAGTATTAATTGATATTTATGGAGTATTAAAAAGAATACCAACTGCTATTGCTGGTTTCGTTAAAAACATCACGGGTAAATCAATAGGAGATATATTTTCCAATATCGGTGAAAAATTAAAAAATGCATTAATAGCAATAAGAGGTTTTCTTGGTGAATTTGGAAAAATTGATACTGGTGGCGTTGATAAATTTAATGACGACGTTACTGAAAAATTTAGACCACTTCGCGCACTATTAGAAGGTATAGGCAGTTTATTTATGGGATTATGGAGTGTTTTAAAAGCTGTAATTCCAGTTATTGGCCAACTTCTTGGTTTCATAGGTGATGTACTAGGCAAACTTGGAGAGAAATTAAGTGCGTTATTTAGTGGTAAAGGTTCCATATTTAATATTGAGAATTTGTTTGATTTAGCATTCTGGGCAACCATCATAGGTTATGGGTGGTGGATGATAAGTGCATTGTTTGAATTACAATTTGCGTTTTCAAACTTAGTTGCTGGATTTATTAATATTCTTGATTCAAAAGCAATGATGCAGTATGCGGAAGCACTAAAGAGTCTTTCAATAGCGATTTTAATTATTGTCGTAGCGTTAGTTTTATTAGCGTCGATAGACCCAGATAGACTTTCTGGTGCGATGGTGTCGTTAGGATTTATAATTGGTATGCTTATGGTACTAATGAATGTTATGAAAAGTATGTTTATAGTAACAAAAGGTCTTGGTATTAAATCAGTTTTAGCTTCGTTTGCAATGTCTCAAGCAGCTGACGCAATGGTAATGCTAGCGGTCGCGGTTTTACTTCTTACATTTGCTCTAAAAATGTTATCTGATATTGACGACGATAGTATGGTCAGAGGTCTGATAGGTTTAATAGGAGTAATTACTATATTAATAACTGCTGCTAAAATAATGGCAAAAAATGAAAAAAAAATAAGAGATGGAACGAAGGGTATGATAAGACTTGCCCTTGCTGTTATATTACTAACAATACCATTAAAAATGATTGGTAAAATGAACCCTGATGAATTAAAGAATGGGTTAGCTGGGGTAACCGCACTGGTTGCTTTATGTTTAATATTTGCCACAGCATCTAGTTATGTTTCGAAATCCATAAGGACTGCATTTGGTATGTTTATATTTGCGGAAGCACTATTGCTTGCAACAATACCATTAAAGATAATAGGATCAATGAGTGTTGGAGATTTAGCAAAAGGTTTGGCAGGCATGACAGCCATTGTATTATTGATGATTCATTTTGGTTTATATGCTGATGCAATGGGGCCAGTAATTAGGGTTGCGTTTGGATTATCATTGATGGCGTATGCCTTAATTGGCTTTGCTATTGCATTAAAGATTTTGGGAAGTATGAAAATGTCAGAAATGATAAGAGCCACAATTTCACTTGGTGTTCTTGCGGTTGTATTATATGGAATTAGTAAGAAAGTAACGCCATCTTTAATAGCAAGTGTTATATTGTTAAGCAATTCGCTCGCTTTATTAAGTGGTAGCTTAGTTTTATTTGGCATAGCAATGAGAGTAATGGGTGGAATAAAATGGTCATCTTTATTAAAAGCCGCATTATCATTGCTAACGCTTGTTGGAATTATTTATGCAATAAACAAATATAGTTCATATTTCAACGCAAAGATGTATATGTCTATGTCAGCATTTGGTTTAGCTTTATTGCCTTTAAGTGCTGGTTTATTTGCGTTTGGTATCGCAATGAGAGTTTTAGGGTCTGTCAATATGAAAGAGATTGGTAGATCATTGCTTATAGTTGTAAGTGTATTATTACTTGTTAGTGCTTTATCTGGAATCTTTGGAATAGTTTCACCATTGATTGCATTATTTGGTTTAGCATTAATATCACTGTCTGCCGGCTTGATTATGTTTGGTTTGGCAATGAGAGTATTAGGTTCTCTTAAATTAGTTAGTCTTGGAAAAGCAATGCTGGTATTGGTTGCATTATTTGGAGCATTATTTATTGCGGCTGTTTTACTTAAGCCGACAGTTCCAGTAATCATGACACTTGCTTTAGCATTATTCTTATTTGCGGCAGCAGCACTTATGTTGGCTGTTGCATTAACAATGATAATAACAACCCTTGGAATATTTGGTCATGCAATAGGCTCTATTTTAATCATGCTAGCAGACGCCATCATCCAAGCTGGACCAAAAATTGCAGAAGCTATTAGTATGGTAATACTTTTGGTTTTATCAAGGTTATCTACAATGATTGAATCATTATTTTTATTAGGTGATACTTTATTAGCTGGTATTTTGACAATTTTAATGAAGAGGGGCCCAGAGGTAATTAAAGTTTTAGTAGTTTTATTAGAAGCATTATTATATGAATTAGCGGCAAAGTTCCCAGTAATGGCAGATAGTTTAGTTTCAATGCTGATGTCATTGTTAACATCGATAAAAAAACAAATAGGAAAGATTGTAGATATTGTTGTCGACCTTATGCTTGGAATCTTAGATGCATTAAAAGTAAGAATTCCAGAGATAATAATTAGTATTGGTGAGATGGTTGTTATAATAATTGATGCATTAGTTGCAACTATAATTTCCATGGTTCCAAAATTAGTATCGTCTGCGTTTGATTTAATAGTAGGGTTGATTGATGGATTGGGTATTGCTTTAGAACAAAATGCTGGAAGAATACGAGAAGCAATGACTGGTTTGGCTCGTCATATGTGGAATGCATTTTTATCATTCTTTGGTATTAACAAAGATTCACCATCATCCCTTTCCGATCTTGCTGGCAAAAATATTATTTTAGGGTTATTGGTTGGAATTGGCAATGGTATTTCAAGCATTGTCAATAAAATTGTTGAATTAATTCAGGCAATAGTTTCAAAGATAAAAGAAAAATTTGCCGAATTTAAAGAGAATGGTAAAAATATAATCAATAACATAAGAGAAGGAATTGAAGATCGTTGGGAGAATTTTAAAACAAAGGTAAAAGGTTTATTCGATGGTGTCGTTGGCTTTTTCAAAGACCCAATAGGTACTTTCAAAATAATTGGTAAAGATATTATTGATGGACTTAAAAAGGGAATCGAAGATAAGTGGGAGAACTTTAAAACAGGTGTAAAATCCTTGTTTGACGGTGTTGCTGGCTTTTTCAATGATCCAATAGGTACTTTCAAAAAAATTGGTGAAAATATCGTTGATGGAATTAAAAAAGGCATTGAAGAGAAGTGGAATGTATTAAAAAATGCTGTTGAGGAGTTTGCTAAGTCATTGCCACAATGGGTTAAAGATGTTTTGGGTATCAAATCTCCATCAAAGGTATTTGCTGAAATAGGTAAATTTGTAGACTTAGGTTTGGCACAAGGGTTGGATGATAATACAGATTCAATTTATGATTCTGGAGAATCTGTTGGTGATGAAGCGGTAGAAGGTGTAAGGTCTGGATTGTCAGGTGCTATCGCACAAATATACGATTTAATTAAAGCGGGCATGACAGACGATCTTGTAATAAAACCAGTAATGGACCTTTCCGAGATTCAAAATGGAGTATTACGTATGCAAGGCATGATGAGAAATGTAGATAACTATTCCATAACAGGTTCGAATGAAGTGGCAGAAAAAACATACAAGAGCATGCATTCAAATGATATTTCAATAGAAAAGATTGGACGATCAAATGATAAAACTACTCAGAATTCAAATGTTGGTGGACAAGGTATCATCAACAATACATTTAACATTACAGGAAGTAATCCGAAAGCAATTGCCGAGGAGGTTTCAAGAATTATACAAAATGATGTAGATAGGAGAAACGCTAAATGGGGACGATGATATTTAACGGTATCTCTACAGTAGACCTGGGGGTTGTTATACAATCCCCTCCTGTCTATGATTTTCCAAATAAAGACTATGAAGTTATTCATGTTGATGGAAAAAATGGAGATGTTGTAATTGATAAAGGTTCTTATCAAAATTCAAAAAGAACGTATTTTTTGGCCTCAGCGTTTAGACCGAATACTTCTTTTATAGAAAACGCAGTAGCAATAGCAGCATGGCTTAATTCTGCCAGCGGTTATGCACGATTAGAAGATTCATATGAACCTTCTTATTATAGACTAGCTATGTTTAAAAATCCTGGTGCTATGATGAATTATTATGATTTAGCAACAGTTATTCAGGTTAGTTTTGATTGTAAACCACAACGATATTTAAAAAGTGGAGAAGATTTAACAGAAATTCAAACATTGGATACGTATGTTATGATTGTCAATCCTACGAATTTTATTGCTCTACCAAGAATTACTATCGAAGGTAATGATCTAACGATTACAATTATTCATGGTGATGAGGTATTAACGCCGATTCACGAATCATCTCTTTCGACATCTTTCGCAGGAGAAGCAGTAATTGATTCTGAATTGCAAGAGTGTTACAAAACAACAGGATACGTTAACAATAGTGTTTCCTTAACTAATGGTTTTCCGAAATTATACCCTGGAATTAATTGGATTAAAGTATCAAAAAGAATTATTTCAGGATCGTTAACGAAGGTTTCAATAAAACCTAATTGGTGGACTCTATGATTATTCTTTATGAAAAGAACGAAAAGCTTTTTACATCGCTTGGTCTTGGTGTTTTAAGAGATGCTATTTCATGCATCGTTCTCGAAGAATTAAATGGAACTTTTGAATTAGAACTTGAATACCCTATAAACGGGCAACATTACTCAGATATTGATTACAAAAGAATAGTATTTACAAAACCAAATGAATATGATACTCCACAACCATTCAGAATATATTCGATAGTAAAATCCATAGAGGGAACTATTATAGTTAATGCCGAACATATATCTTATGACATGAGCGGTTATACTATAAAAGCATTTGATGCAATCAGTCTATTTGACGCACTTATAAAAATTCAAAATGGAAGTGTTATTGAGTCTCCATTTACATTTTCTACAAACAAAATAAATGTAAATACAACAATGAAAACGCAAAGACCATATAATATGAGAGCATTGCTTGCTGGGCAAGAAGGATCTCTTCTTGATATTTATGGCGGTGAGTATAAGTTTGATAAATTTAATGTTGAACTTAAAGTTCGTCGCGGTGAAGATAGAGGAGTTACAATACGTCATGGTAAAAATATGACAGATTTAGAAAAAGAAACAAAGACGGATAAGGTATACACTGGTGTGTTTCCGTTTTATTTTAATGTAAGAAGTGATACCAAAACTGTTTCTGAAACATATTATACGGAAATTTTTATAGCAGGAGCAACAGTTGATCCTGTATGGTCACCAACGCCTTTAATGGAAGATTGGCTTTCCATGAAGGAAGACGGAAAACCGTTAACTTTAATAATAGAAGATTATCCCGTTCAAATAAAAACAGAAGGTGCATACTTCAACCAAATCTATATTTATAGTAAGAGAAAAACCGATGCATATATTCATACAGGAGTTACTGAATTTGGAAGTACTTGGTTGTTGAATGCTCCAGATGGTGGAACTATAATCCCTGTTTTAAACACAAGATATTTAGTAAAAACCGAAGGGGATTTCGCAGGCAAAACATACAGATGGAATGGTACGGCATATATATTATTCACTGGTGAAGGAATGTATGAAATATCATCAATGGAGCCGTTTCTTGTCAGATCTGCTACACAATCTAGTGAGACAGTAGAATATATTGATTTAACAACAGCCGTAACAACTTACATAGTGTTACCGCCAGATTCTACAGAAGAATTTTCAACACATTGGCTTGGATTACTTCCTGCCGGGGTTGAATTAACTCCGAATGAGTATACAATTTACATAGTTAAAACTGAAGGTAATTATTATGACATAAAATATACTTGGGATGAGGCATTACAAAGTTATGTTCCATTTTTAGGAAATGGTTAGATCTAACCCAATCGTTTTCCGAATTACCAACAGCAGCAATGCTTGAGGAAATTGCAAATGCTTATATTTTAGATAATAAAATTGGTGATATTGATAGTTCAATAACCGTGTCGTTTATTAAACTTGCAGATAGTTCTGAATACGAATTATATTCTGATTTAGAGAAGGTTGAATTGGGCGATACTGTTAAAATAATTTATGAAGAATTAGGCATTGAAGATGTTTTGGAAGTTATTTCAGTTGAATTTAACTCAATCACAGAGAAATACAATGAGATAGAATTAGGCAAAAAAGTATCGAGACTTGGTGATACGGCACTTACTAGTGGGGATAATGTATCGTCATTAACAAACGATAAGAATTATGCAGAGTATACGACGGTTATTAATTTAATTGCAAAAATGGTTACTGCAGAATTCATTCAAGCAAGTAATGCTCAATTTTCAGAGGCACAAATAAGATCTTTGGAGGTTTCAAATATTAAATGTTCTGGAATTATA